AATCTAATGGTAGAAGTTATAAAAATCCAAAAATTAGAGAAATATATACTGACGATAAAAACATAAAATGTTTTGAAATGACTTCAGAAAAAGATATGTATAAAGGTTATACCCCAATTAGAGGTATTGAAGCTGAAAATGAGGAAGAATTGCAGATTAAAATCGAAAAATTGTGTAAATGTGTGATTGATAAAATTAATGAACCATTAATAGAATGTCCTCATTGCAAGGGACGTGGTGTTATTATAGATGAAGATACTGTTAAAATTGAGGTAAATAAAATATGAAATTAACAAAATGTTTAAACTGTGGTGTTGCTTGTAATAAGGATTTAAAAGACGCTTGGGTCTGTGATAAATGTGGGGCGCTTCATCAGACAACTTGCGATGATGATATGATAGAAATCGTTGATGAATTTGGTTCAGTACTTTTAAAAAATTCTAAATTTTACTCTTTTTTTATACAAAAACTATAAATAATATTAAAACTAATTAATAATTACAATGTTTTTTAAGATATTTTTTAAATAAATTCAAAAAAGTGGTAATTATGGCAAAAGTAAAAGAAATTAAAACAACAGAACCGACCGGTTGTATCATATGTCAGAATCCGGAAATCGGTGAAGTGGTAAATGAGAAACTCATAAACGCGGAAATGACACCAGAGGACTTAGTTGAGCATCTATCAGATAAATATGGCATATTTCTAACCGAGAAAGATATTGAGAACCATAAGACACATATCTTCACGATAAAAGAGGATGAAGTTGATAGGGATATTGTAACCCAGACAATTGCCGAAGGTGTTAAGAATACAAAAAATGTTGATATTATCAATCAGGAAATCTCAAAACTTGAATATATTGAGCGAAAAATGATCGAAAAGAATGATGACAGTTCTATCAATTTTCAGAATATTGTGAAAATAAAACAGAAATATATTGAGATGAGGACAAGAGTTGAGGGTGAAGATAGTATCAAAGTTAAGCATGAAATCCCAGAATGGATTCAGATTCGTAAGGAAGTGAATTGAATGGAAATTGAAAAAGAAATGATTGAGTATAAGGGATATGTTTGTAATATTTTATATGATACTCTTGTTAAAAATTGGATTGCATCTACAATAATTGACGGGGTTATTTACAATTGTTATGGGCAAACAAAACAGATTACTCTTGACAACTTAATTTTATATGTCAATGAAACAAATAAAAGACTTGCAGGTGATAAAGAAATGATTGCCGAAAATCCAGAAGAGGATAATGAAGAGTTATTTGAATTTATTGAAGATGAAATTGATAGACTTGCTTTATTTGTGACGTCGATTGGAGAAAAACAGGATTATCTTGAAGATAAAATTGATAATGTAATTGAGCAAAATAAGAAACTCAACAAGAAACTTGATTCTATCATGGGTTTTTTTTGTAGTGAAACGATAGAAGATTATAATAAAAGTAAAAAAAAATCTAATGGTTCAATTATTATCAGTGTATTAGACAAACCTGCTTATATCTATAAGCATTCGTCTTCCGGAATATAATATTTTTAGGTGATTTTATTGACACTGGACGTTGAAATGTTCGGCGTTCCTCTTACTATTTTTGACGTTTCAAAAAATATTCTTGGTTATGAAGATATGACGACTGTTCATGAAGAATGGGGCAAATCATATGAAGATGCAAGGAAAAATGGTTGTAAACGAATTTTGCGCTGCAAACCGAGAGGAACATTTAAAACTACTTTTTATACAATATCTGGAATAATTGATATTTTAATTGAAGATTATGTTAAGCATGGGCAATTTACTGAATCAATATTAATTTTATCAGCAACTGATTTACTTGCAGCAAATATTTTATCGGAAATAACTGCGCATCTTGAAAGGAATGATACTTTATTAGATATTTTTGATCCAAATAGAGAAGGTTATATTTCAAAAAAAACTCAGACATCTATCAAATTCAAAAATTCGGCAATCATGAAAGAACCGAATATTATGTCAGCGGGTGTTACTGCATCAATTGTATCTTCTCACTTTTCCATCTGTTGGTTAGATGATGTTTCAAACTCGGAAGACAGGTTTTCGCCAACAGTTAGACAGAGAAAGTGTGATAGTTATGTCGATTTGATTTCAATCTTAAAACCCGGTGGGATGATGGTTGTCATCGGAACTCGGTGGGCAAAGGGTGATATAATCGATATGATTATCAAAACAAACCCGAAATTGCCTGAGAAAGATAGATATGATATTGAAATTGACGGCGTCTATGATGAAAATGGAAATCTAAAATATCCAACAATATATGATGAGGAACAAGTAGAGAGATTAAAAGTCGAAAAGGGCAAGGTTGAATTTGCATCTCAGTATCTAAATGTGTTGCTATCAACAGATACAATGATATTTGATTATGATGATTTTGGTTTCTATATTGAAGGGGACACGCGACCCGGAAAATATATCGACTGGAGAGAATGTTCTCATTATCAATATTGCGATCCTGCACTTGGTAAAGAATTGGATTATACAGTTCTGATAACAGCAGCGTTATATGATAATAAACTTTACATACGAGATGTAACAATATCAAACACTTTGAAAGTATCAAAATTAATCCGGGTTATAAAACAAAAATATAACGAATATCATTGCTCATTTTGCGGAATAGAAACAAATGGATTTCAGTCATTGATTGCGGATAAAATTAAGGAAGAGAATGAAAAAATTCCGGTAAAAAACCGAATTAAAATAAAAGAAGTTAAAAATTATAAAAAGAAAGAAGTTCGTATCGAAGGACTCGAACCATTTGTTTCAAGTAAAAAAGTGATATTTAGGGACGATTGGGAAAAAGCTTATCCGGTATTCATTGAACAGATTGTTAATTATCCTTCAGATGAACACGATGATGCTCCAGATGCATTAGAAGCATTAGTCAGACTTACAATTAATAAAAAATCTGATGCTGGAAATTATAATAAAAGTTTAACAAAATTTATGTGCGGAGTAATTCGCGGAACAAGGAGATAATAATATGTCAAAAGCAAAATTATCATTTGATGATAAACCTAAAAATAGTATGAAAGATTTGTTTGGTTCAACGTCATTGACCAGAACAGAGGATATAACCGTTGTAGGCGGATTAACTGGATTTGACCAGACAAACAGGTTTAACAAATATCAACAGTTTTATACAATAACTCCACATGCATTTATGTCATTTCAGAAACTTGGTTTAACCCTTGTTAAGAATTTCAGGTTTGAAGGTAAAAAGAATCTTGTTAAGAATTTTGAAAAATGGTCAGAAGATATTAATTTTGGCGATAAACTCCAAACAATGGCAAGATTAGCCCTTATGAATGGAACATACGTTGCATTATATATTGATTCGACTACTGGACTTGAAAACAATGATGTTACTGCTGAAAACCTTGATTTTGTTCCCCTATTGATGAGCAATGTAACTCTTCTTCCGGATGGTGTAGAAGCAGGATTAACTGATTTAAATGAAGTTATTCTCCCACCAGTAACTCGTGTTTATATTGATGAGAACTCAACAAAGAAAGAAGAAACATATCGCAAGGATAATTGTTTCATATTTTCATATTGTCCGCGCGATAAGGTTCAGACGGATATTCTTGGAAGGGAAACATATGGAATCTATGGAACATCACTATTTGATTCTATAGAAGATGTCATTTATGATTATGTTGATTTAGTATCGGGATATACAAATTATATTAAAAAATATGGTATTGGTAGATATTTTATTGATTACTCCCTTCTTGCAGAAATGGTTAAAGATGGTTCACTTACATTTGATGAAGCAATTGAAGTGATGCAAAATCTTGCTGATTCTCATGCAGAAATTAAAGAGAATGAAGATATAGTTGGAATTGGTTTTGCAATTAAACAATTAGACAGTGGTGGTAGTAATATTAACGTTGTTGATATGAAAAATTCACTCGAAACTGATATTCAGATTGGATTGCTACAATCACCAATTACAATGGGGCGTTCTCAGGGTTCTACATTTGCATCTGCTTATGTTGCAGAAGATGATAGGTTGATGAGTTTAGAAGGCATTCAGAAAGCAATTAGTAATGCTTTAAATGCCCCTGATGGTATCATCGGAAAGAGACTTAAAATGATGAATAAAAAACCCGGTGATATTAAAATTGTATTTGAGGAACTCAGCAAACCTGCTGTAACCGCGAATGATATGTATCAGGCATTGCTTGTAGATGCTATAACAACGGAAGAATATCGAACAAAAGCATTAAATCTTCCAGCGGAAAAACCGGAAAGCGGTGAAAGTATCATTAGAGAATCTTCTCAAAAAGACTCCAGTTCGGAAAATTCTGAAAATAATTCGGAGAATTTGAAACCCGATGATTATCCAGAATATCCAAGTGATTGAGGTGTGATTTATGAAATATAGCGACAAAGAATTACTCATAATTGAGAACAAGATTGTCGCAATAATGAATGATTTGTTTTATAATAATTATATTAATAATAATTATACAACAAATGTTTATCTCCGAGCGGTTTTAAGTAATCATAAAAATCTTCAAAAATTATATTTTAGAATTGCTGAACTTGGGATTCTTGATACTATTGATTTTGTTGGTAAAGAAAAATTCCCATTGTATGCGGCAAAAGATGAAGAAGAACTTCTTATAGATTATTTGATGCCATATATATTATTCTTCATGGAAGATATATATAATGATATTAAAAAATATTCTGCAAATGAAGGAGTGTCTTTAAGCGCGGCATGGGACAAATATGGAAAGAATAAACTGGGTATTTATGCGCGCGACACTGTGAATAATCTTTACAACACTTGTATAAAAAAGACTTCGCAAATGATGGGTGCTACGGGGTTTAAATTCATAGCAATCATTGATAATCGCACGAGTCATATTTGTAGAACTTTAAATGGTAAAGTTTTTTTAGTAACAAATATTGGATATTATACCCCACCATTACATTCACATTGCCGTTCAAGAATACGCCCTATATTTGGCAAAATAGATGAAAGAACGGTATTTAAGGGTGGTTTAAACACAAGAGA